CGACATAGAGGCGGTTATTGGTAGAAGTTACCCACTCGCAGAATGATTCCCACGAAGAGGTTGTTTGTTGTTGTTGTAATGTAGCGTTAGCCATTGTTTTGAAAAAGGGTTATGTATAAGTGCGGGGAACACTAGGTAAAATATTCCAACTCTACCCTCCAGAGTTGGTATGAGAGACTATTATTTTGACACGCTGTTTAGTCTCGGTAAGGCGTGTAAAGAAGAGTTAAGAATTGTGTTGGATTCTTAACTTGCTGATTTATTTAGTATACTACGGTTTCCCCAACCTGTCAACCTATATTTGAGGTGAGATTGGTTTAGTCCCGAAGACCCATCTATCATACAGGTCTTCAAAAACTATGTCAACCATCAATACCGATATTGTTCAATCCGATTTAAGACTCGATTGAGATACTTGTGAGCCAAATCTTTTTCTCCTTGCCAAACAGTCTTTGGTTCTCCATCAACTTCGGCCTTAAGTTTGAGAACGTGACATATCAATTCATCTTTATTCAATTGATTTTTTGGCATATAACAAAAAAACTCTACTCAGTATATAGAGTAGAGTTGAAAAGTCAACTGAGTATGTGTGCGGGTGTCATAACACCACCATCTCGATCATCATCATCGTCGTCGGTTTCTATCAAGAGAAGAATAAAGAATAGGGGTGCCAAGAAAAAAATAATTGCCTGTGCCCATTCTATACTCATGACTTAGTTCTCTTTGGGGTCATTGCTACAGCTGCTCCAATTGGAATCAGCAGTAGCAACGCTACTGCTAGAAATCCCATCAAAAAATACCTGGAATGATCTGCCCAGTTGTAGCATATGCACCCATTGCGGCAACGATACCGATCATTGCTGCCCAACCATTAATGCGTTCTGCGTTTTCGTTCATTGTTTTTGCTCCAAAGTTTTGTTGTAAACTATAACTCTACCATTTTCATGAGTGAAAATTAATTCATCATCGTGCCCCCAGCAGAGTTCTGAAAATAGGGCATCTAGTTTTTCCATATCCTCAAAAAGTTGTTCTGGATTTGGCATATTGATTTTCCTCAGAGCACTTTGTATATTTTAATATAGAGACTCTTCTTGTTCAGTCAATACTACACAATCTGATGTGGGATACGCAACACAAGTAAGAACAAATCCTTCTTCAATTTGATCATCATCAAGGAAAGATTGATCACTTTGATCCACTGTACCAGATATAATTTTACCTGCACAAGATGAACAGGCACCTGCACGACAAGAATAATTTAGATCAATTCCTGCTTCATCAGCAGCATCTAAAATATATTGATCATCTTCACAAGTGACATTATGATCTGTGCCTTCTGGCGTGCGTAGCGTGATGTTGTAAGAAGCCATATCTCCTATAAAACTTTATACGAAAGTATGTATATTATATGAAAAATCAATTGATCTGTCAAGCATTAAATGCCGAAAGCACCAAAAAAGAACAAACTGCCTGTAGTTGCATACGAAACAACTGCTGCAACAAAACCAATCATCGCAGTGCGACCATTTAGTTTCTCTGCTCTTTCTGCGTATGACTCATAACCGTAACGTTCCGCATCAGTTTGTGAGATATACATTTGGGGTTCTCTGGCGAACAGATTTGTACGTCCACCATCTTCAGTTGTTACAGTCATGATACACTCCGTAATGTTTCTTTACATAGTATATAGCAGAAAAGAGAACTCGTCAAGCTCTCTTTTCTTAAGATTTAAGATTTTCTTTCTATTTGCCTTCAAAACCAGGTGGTAATCTTCCAGCATATGGGTTGTAATCGAACATATCATTCCAGTTATCAATGTCTGCTGCTTGATTTTTCCAAAACTGCCAGAGACCTTCGTAACTACTCTTATGGAATACATTGATATGAACGTCATGAATATCAGATCCTAAAGAAATCTGATATAAAAATAAAGGCATAGCAAAAGTATTACCTGAGTTATAAATCAAATCATCCGCAACCGCACGAGGTTTGACACCTTGATCCAGTTTATACTTATCACCACGACAATGAAGTTTTACAAGTTTCTCTGCATGATGTCTAGTAATCAAATAACAAGCGGTAGAAAAGTCATTGACAAATCTACGATGCATTTGAACTGTAATCTGAGCAGGGTTAATGATTGCTAACTGAACTACATCGTAATCATAAGGAACCTTAGCGTAGAAATCTTTCCAAGTAAATCCCCAGTGAAATGTAGTAGAAATATCACAATCATCTTCCATCATCAAGGCACAAGGTGCATCAGTTTCTAAAAACATCTTGATTGCTTTAAGATGAGATGTAACACATCCAACTTCACCTGAAGTCATTTGATCTGGATACTTACCCTTAAGGATCTCACCCAGATCATTATCATCTCTACCGTCATAAGCAGAAACACGTTGGTAGTTTTCCACTTCCCAATATTTAAACTGCTCCTCCATATATTCCCAACGATCTTCTTTATCATCAAGATTGATAACATAGATTGGAGGAAGACCTTTTAGTTTGTGTACTGATTTGTTCTTATCCATCAGATAACTTGCCAACCCTTTACATATAGATCTTTAGTATCCTTATCAGAATTATCCTCCCCAAACCACTTAGAAGGCGCTACAACGTCATCAGAACCAGATAACCAAGCACCCCACCAAGAGAAAGAACTATTGGCAATGATATGATGCTGACACAATGTCATAAGACACATATCAATATACTGATCTCCAGATTCAGAGACCATAAAACGATCACCAGAGAATAGTTCTTGTTCCTGACACCATTCAGGATCATCAGAAAAGATAATTACGGGAAGTACTTTATCAAACTTCTTCAATGCTTTCTTATAGTAGTCTAGTCCAAGAGCAGCATGATTTGGGTTCTTAAGATAATCAGTCCTACGAACATGAAGTGAGATTGCCTCACCAACATCTCCAATCATTTCCTTACAGGGTTCCAGGATCTCTCTCTTAAAAGTAAAGTCTTCACGAATTTCTGATTCAATATTTTTGAAATACTTTTCAGATTGAAAAAATCCAGCAATAGAAATTTCATCTGGACACATATTAAAAAGAAACTCATCAAAATGAAAGTGCTTCTCTTCTGCTACAGGAGCATATCCACGATCAAGCATATGAATGTTCCTAGTTTGAACATTAGACATATTGAAAGGATAGAACAATTCAATTTTCATTTTAAATCCAAAAGGATCGTCAATGACTTGATCGTGATTTGGAATACAAAAGTCTATGCCACGATTTCTAGCAATGCCTCTGAGAGAAGCATACTGGAACATTTGATTTCCAAGTCTACCCAGTGTTCCTAGATGATTAAACGCTAGCATTTACTTCACTCCTACGTGTTTTGACATACTCTTGCTTTTCATAATAATCGACAATTGAATTTTTATCAAGCCCCCTCATCCTTTGCCAAATTCCCATATTCTCCTGCCACTTTGGATTATGATAATGAGAGTTAAATGTTCTTTCGTGATTGAGATGATAACACATATCATTAACTCTACCAACTCTAGCACCCATAACTTGAATCCTATACAAGAATTCACAATCTTCTGGACCCCAAGCAAGGAAATTTTCATTCCACATATATGAATCGATCTCAGTTTGTCTGCAAATCATTTGACCCAGACCCATTACAGATGGTGAAATATTACATCCCGATGACAAGACGTTCAAATCAAATTTAGATTGAATGAACTCTTTGAACATCTCAATCGGATAGTCAACAAGATACTGATAAACACCAACACCATAACAATAGACAGCATCAAACTGTCCACTACTAATCATATTATATGCTGCCTTATAACTGGATACTGGTAACAAATGATCTACATCATAGTTGTAAACAATTTCAGTATCTGCCGCCAAAACTAAATCATTCAGAATTTTAGTCTTGTGGAAAAAACTGTCATGACATTCATCAAATCTATGTGTGATTGTTTGAGGGAACTTACCGAATATTTTTTCAAGTGCAGGAATAACCTGCTCTCTAAAGACAGACTTCTTATCGTTTTCCTGAACAATAATTTTACACTCTGGAAAGTTATAAGTTAGGTACCCAATAGTGGTAATGATATTTTTTAACCTATCTTCACTCTCAATCCTACAAGGCATCAAAAAAGTTAAATCATTCATACTCTACCTCAACCCATCCATCTGGAAGAAGATCATTCATATTGTAGTGTTCATAGAAATTACCAAACCAAGGATTTGGTGCAACAATTGGTTGCCTTTTATTTTTCATCAACCAAGCACCCCACCAACTCATTGTACTATTTGCAAGGATACCGCCCTCACATAAGGTCATCATACATAAATCGAAATAAGGAATAAGTGAGTTTTGTCTACCAAACAACGTATCGCTTGTTTGTGGATACTTATCTGTGTATTCAGAAAGCATAAACCTATCACCAGAGAATAGTTCTTGCTCCTGACACCATTCTATATCATCTGAAAAAACAAGAACCGTAGAATCCTCTGAGAACAGTTCTAATGCTTTCTCATAGTATGACATAGGAATTAGAGGATGGGCAGCAGTATGAACTGCATAGTCCCCTCTACGAACATGTAGAAAGATAGGATTATCAAACTGCTCAACCACTTCAGAACAAGGTTCCAGAATTTCATCCTTGAAGGTATAGTCACCTCTGATCGTATCTTCAATATTCAAAAAATACTTTTGAGTAGTAAAGTGATCATGAAGATTTACATTATCAGGACAACCATCAAAGAAGTCTTGTGCAAAATGAAACTGCCCTGTTTGAATACTTTGAGCATTGAGTTGCCCAAAGTTTTTATCTTCTACAGAAGACATTCTGAAGCAATCAAACAATCCATAGTTTGAATCTCCATAATTGTCTGGAGAAGGAATCAACCAATCAAATCCACGATTAGCAGCAACTCCTCTTAGTCCTGCATACTGAAACATCTGGTTACCCAGACGACCATTTGATCCTAAACGATTATAACTAATGGTCATCACTTTCTCCTAATATAAAGAGCATCTCCCCAGATACCGCCAGACCAAACAGTTTCAACTCTGTCCATATCGTAGTTGGCAAGATACTCATCCAACTCTTCAATATAAGCATTGTTTTCATAAACCTCATCACGATTTACTTCACAGTAAACATAATCAACGTGCTTCAGAGTTTCAGTACCACCTTTTAGAACTTCAAGTTCATATCCCTGAACATCCATATTAATGAAATTGAATTCTTCAGTTTCATCACTATAACTATCTAATCGCATCATATCAACTTCCTCAGTTCCTTCAAAAAGAACTGTAGGATGATTTTGTATGTGCTTCATAGGTCTAAGAATAGAACTACTCATCTGCTCATTATTACTAAGGTACATTGTTACCTTCTTTTCTTCATTGCCAAGAGCAACTTGATGACCAGAAATATTTGCATTCATTTCAGCAAGATTTTCTGCAAGGATTTCAAAATTAGCAGTCAGTGGTTCAAACAATATAATATCTTGAATACCACCGTCAATGTAGTCAGAAATCTCTTGACCCCTATGAGCACCAATATGGATGATACCTTTGATATCCATATTATATTTTTCTTGAATGTTTCTAAAACTGAATAGCATGATTATTGCAAATAGGTTTTGTAAATGTTATCTTCATTAATTAATTGATCTCTGACAATCTCAAGATTTTCTTTCACAGCATCAATTTTATCATAGTACATTTCGGAAGTCAATTTAGATACATCAAAGTTATCCGTCAAGGTGATAATTCCATCTGGATTAAAGAACTTATCAATATCAGGAGCGCCATAGTAAATTGGTATTGTTCCAGTAGAAAAGCAATCCTGAACCTTTTCAGTAAAGTAGGATTCGTATGATGCGTTTTCAATAGCAACAGAAAACATATAGTCAGATAATCCCTCTTCCTTAGATTCAATATCATTGAATCCACGTCCATAAAAATCAACTGACCCCTGAAGTTTTTGTGCCCAAGAAAGTCTGTTTTGATGTCCAGCACACATGACTTTATTTGAACAAATCATTGAGACTAATTTAGTCTTCTCATAAAGTTTTGGTTCTGGTATCCAACTTCCATACAGAGGTGCATACTTAAACTTGCGATGCAAGTCAAGCATTTCTTTATTATGTGTGAAGATGGCATCAAAAATTCTAACGTAATGAAGATAGTTTCTTTTTACATCTTCATATACATTTGGTTTTATCTCTTTTGATTCCAATAATAGAGCATACTTCTTTATGCTAGTATCGTCATCAAATGCCATTCCAATATTTTCATCAATATAAAAAGTATCCTCTGCTCCAGAGTCTACCCAATCAATAAACTTTGATTCTTGTTTATAAATTGATGATCCTTTATTCCCTCTTTCATAATGATTGAATCCTCCACCAATCAAATTGTATTTCTTTTTGCTGCCCATAAATAATAAAGATTGAAGAATAGTATGAAGGTTTTGTCATTTTCATTATGGGGGGATAACCCCAAGTACACTGTCGGCGCAATAAAAAACTCAGAACTTGCTAAAGAGTTTTACCCAGGTTGGGAGATGCGTCTATATCATAATGATTCTGTACCTGACTATGTATTAGAGGACTTAGAAAGCAATAATGTAACTCTAGTCAATACAGAACAAGATCTAACTCACTGGAATGCACTCTGGAGATTTATGCCAGTCTCTGAAGATATTGAGTGTATGATATCCAGAGATTGTGACTCTCGCCTCTTTGAAAGAGACGTTGCAGCAGTTAATGAGTGGTTAGAATCTGGTAAGATGTTCCACATCATTAGAGATCATCCAGGTGGTCATATGTGGGAGATTAACGCTGGTATGTGGGGTTGTAGAGGTGGTTTCATATTAGATATCAAAAATCAGATCGAAGACTATATGGCAAGTCGTTCTGACTTTGATAGATCTATTGATCAATGCTTCTTGAGAGATGTCATATATCCAAAAGCAAAAGAAAGTCTATTCTCTCACGATGAATACTTTGGATTTGAACCATCTACACATATCAAAAGAGATCGTAAATTAGATAACTATGCTTTCATTGGAGAACCATTCGATGAGAACGATAATCAAATTCATAATCATAGAGATATGATCGCTCAAAGATAGTCCAGACCTTCTGGCAAGATTTTCTGCTGATGTAATGCCATATTGTTATTATAGATGACGCCATCATTTGGATGAGGTGTTGCAACTTTAGATGTAGGTAAAGAGCAAACACGAATATTACGCAGATCTTTTACCGTGTATCCAAAGTTATATGCACGGTGTGCCATATCACCATCAGCACAATAGTACTTATATTCAGGGTTGTACATTCCAATCTCCCTGAATATTTTTTTGTGATAGAGACCGTAGTTCATAACAATCTCCGTACCACCATCGGGTATCGTATTACAAAGACACCATCCTTTAGTGTGGTCAGTTCCTTCTAACCAAACGGGATTATTAACATCCTCGTATGATCCGTACTTCCAATTAAAAAGATAGAAGTCGTGACCAGACTGAAGTTCAATAAAAACTTCAGACCATTCGTTTGCAAGAATGACATCATCATTCCATTGACAGATCACTTCGTGAGTTGCTTCCCGAATACCCAAATTCATAAAGTGTGGGTATGAACTTCTACCACCAACTTCAATGAGTTTGATCTGTGGATGATTCAACTCTTTAATATAATTGATAGTGCCATCAGTACTCCCACCATCTACCAATACAAGTTCAAGTCTTTCATCAGACATTACGGTATTTTGGATCAGTGCTGGAAGCATTCCAACTCGATTAAGTGTTCCGGTTACAATACTAATCATCAGTCAATTTCAATAAAAGGATTAAGTCCAACAGAGTTCATACATTCTTCATACTGTCTGACATAGTTATGTTGATATAAAGTTGGTTTATCTAATTTGAAAGAACAAATAAGTTCTTTAAATGACGACTGCATAAAGTGAACCTCTTCAGCATTCTCAATGAGTGTAAGATAATCAAACACATTGAACTGCTTATCGTTCATAACAATCTTGTAATCAGTCCTTACCTTCTCAAGATCAATAGAGAACCCACGCATCGAATCATCATGAACGAAAACATACTTTTCTCCAGTAGGATTTAATGCTTCAATAACTTCATTCTCTTTAGCAAGATCTCTCTCCAAATAGAACTCATCAAATCGAATAGAAAAATCAAGATCTGCCAACTTATAAAATGCTTTGTCAAAAGCAAGTTCAGGCATTAGACCACTGAGATCAGAGAATCCAATCTTAATATAATCAACTCCAGTCTTTTGAATGTAAGAATCAATCTGTGCATCACTTTCAGATCCGATGACTTGAAAGTTATCAAGATCGCGATACATATACTGAACATTCTTTACGTTATGCTTGTAAGCAAACAACGTGATTGCACCATACTCTTTATAAAAGTGACGGACCATACCATTGTTAATGATATGATCTCCAAGTCCTAGGTGGTGATAGATATACTTCATGAATTTAAATTAACGATTGTCTTCTGTGTATTTGCTCCCATAATCAAAGCAAGAAGACTTACATTTGAAAAACTATAGAGAAAGTGCTTACACCTTGAAAGAATGTAAACGTTGGATAATACTTCCTCATTGACCACATCTCTATCTGATAGTCTATGAAGAGGTGTACCATCTTTACTCATTCTAACTTCATTATCATATAAAAGCAAGTCTCCATAATGGGACTTTAACTTATTAAAAAATTTACTATCGTCCGTCGCTAAAAAAATATTATCAATTAAATTAGATTCAAAGTAAGTATCAATTTTATTAATTATGTTATCAATATTTGGTTCTTCAATCTCAGTATTTTTATCAGTTCCTCTAATCTGAACTGCAAGAGTTTTATCAGTAAGTCCAAGATCTTTATACTTGTTCTCAAATTTCAGTAACTTATCCTTTTTGATTGACAAAATATTTTGCAAGATCATATTCTTTAAAATCAAATTACTAGGATTAGCAACTGTATGAGCAGAATATTCACTATGGTGTAGTTCATTTGAAAAAAATCTTTCCAACCACCAAGATCCAGCATCATACTCAGACTCTCCTTTATGAATAGAATCAAATAATTTCAATGTCTGAGATTCCACTACTTGACAATCACAATCATCATAAACAGAATAATGCTCTAACGCTATGTCAATAATGGCACAGACTATAGAGCAAAATCCCTTATACGAATAGTTGTACCTAGGATCATTCAGCGCAATTTTAACCGTCATAATCCAGTATCTCTATCCAGATTATAAGAATATGCAGTTTTCAGTCCGCTTGGTTTGATATCATTCACAAGTATTCTTTCCCCATTTGGCATATCATATATGATTTTGTCATACTCAATTTGATTTTCCAAAAAACACTTTTCAGCAATACCCTTAAACTCACTATGTCTTGCAGTGATAATAAGAACATAATCAGTATCAGTTATATTCTTATGGAAGAAATCTTTAATTCCTGGAAGCAAAGTATCCTCTCCACACTTATATCCATTATGGATAACAAGAGTACCATCAAGATCAAAAATCCAAGTCTTGTTTAATCTTGAGAAAATGCTTGTGTCCATAATTCACATCCTTTATAAAAAGCGTACATTGCAGCATCAATATCTTCTTTAACATACCCAGTCAGAGATAACCAAATAGTAGCATTTATTAAAAGCATCTCTTTTTTAGTCATCCCAGATCTACTAATTACGTAGTCAGACATTTGCTCATATCCATTAGACTTAATTTCAAGGTCAACACAATCATTCAAGATACTTACTTTGAATTGTTTAGAGTTAATTGAATCGTAGTTTCCAGATACAGAGTAATAAAGTTTTGCCCAATCATATCTTCTATCACCATAAATTTTTGTATTACCAAAAGTTCCACGAGGATCAATCAACCATACCTGACAATTATCATCAACCAGTGTATTACTAAAGGTACAATCTCCATGAATAATATTGTATTTTTCAATATTACTGATAGCACTTATATGGTCTTCAAAATATGAAAGATTGTAGTATGGGTTAATACAATCTTTTCCATTGACATTAATAAAAGATCTATGGACTAAGGGAACTATTTTGGAAACTTCATCAATTCTTTGATATGATTTTGAGAAATATACTTGCATACAGTCTCCCATATCACCTTCAATAGAATCAATACTATGAAGTGTGTCTAAGGTATTGCAACAATTTTCAATTATAGTTTCCTTTTGATCACTAAAATTCCAAGGATGTTTTCCATGAATTGTTTGAAGAATTAATGGATCTGTTGCGTATACTTTTGGAATCCTATCAAATTTTTCACCAACAAACTTATACCAATTCTTTTCATTCTCATGAACTGAAATATATTTGAGATCAATACAACGTTTGTATACTAAGTCGTCAATAATATCAACTTTGTTAAAGAACCTATGGTTTGGTCCTTGAGATATAAGTTCTTCGTATCTATCCTTTTCACCAACTTCAAAACAATCGTGATTGTAGAATGTAGAGATATTTTGATTATCATATTCTTCAGTTAAGAATCCTCTTACTAAAGATTTTTCTGTCGAGAGTTTATTAAATTTAGACTTATCCCAAAAAACAAAGAAACCAGATACCCCACACTCTGTAGAGGATTCATTTACAAATCCACCATCATACTTCCACCTACAGTTAAATGTATTTGAAAGACCTAAAAGAAGTTCAGTTTCAAGAACAAACTCTTGTTCCTTCTCAAAGAAAATATCTGACCAAGTAAGAATAAAAGGTTCTCCTTCGGGTATGAAAGAAACTGCTTTCGTAAGACCTCCAGCAGTTCCTGATTCCTCCGTTCTTACAATTTTATAATCATAATCATTACCAAAACAATCGAGATACGAATCAAGAACATCAACCAAATGATCTCCAATGATAATAATTTTCCGATCTTTATACACCTTCATAGTGTTTAAAATCATCGGAATACCATTCACAGGAATCAAACACTTTGGTCTGTTCTGAGCATAGTGTTCCATTCTGGTTCCTTTACCACCAGATTGAACTATTACATATTTAATTTCTTGTGATTGGATCATTTTAATTTACCGATACTTCCACCAGGATGATTAAAAACAAATTCTTCTAACTTAAGATTTCTTCTACGTGATATCTCACAAGCAACTGATTGTAGGAACACTGTAAATATTGCAATAGAAGAAGTTGGTACAATATTTAAATGATCTGCTTCTTTATCAACCTGCAAATCAATATCCAAATAAGAATAGTTGCTAGATTCGTTACCTGGATTTGAATGTATTGTAATGAGTTTACATTGCTTTCTATTCACGCAGCGAAGAAAGTTAAGTAACTCTTCAGTATTACCGCTCTTGGATATTGATATTACAATATCATTAGAAGAAATAACTCCCATATCTCCATGAACACTATCAACAGGATTCAAAAAGAAGCAAGATAAACCTATAGATGAAAAAGTAGATGCTGCTTTTGCTGCTACATGTCCATTTTTTCCTATACCAGTAAAAAATATTTTACCCGTACAAGTAGAAAGTAGATCTACAAGTTTATCTGCTTTTCGAGTATCAAGACTATTATAAGATGTAGAGATAGAATCTAAGTGTTTTTTAAAGAACTCCGCTACAGACATTCTTTATACCACTCATATGTTGATTTGATTCCTTCTTTGAGACCAATCTTAGGTTCCCAACCAAGTGCTTTGATTTTACTTACATCCAAAAGTTTTCTTGGAGTACCATTGGGTTTATCAGTATCCCAGATAATACCACCTTTGAAACCAACTATATCAGAAATCATACTCGCAAGAGAACCAATTTCAATATCTTCACCAGTTCCAACATTAAGAGGTTGATCCCCATCATAGTTCACCATAGCAGCGAAACAAGCGTCTGCAAGGTCATCAACGTGAAGAAACTCCCTCTTAGGTGTTCCGTCGCCCCAGAGGCGAATTGATGGGTTGAAAGGTCCACCAAGATCATGATCAATTACACCCTTACCATCATCGAATTTACGAATCAATGCTGGAAGAACATGAGATGATTCGGTATCAAAGTTATCGTTAGGTCCATAAAGATTTGTAGGCATCAAAGAGATTGCATTAAATCCATACTGCTTACGATATGCCTGACACATTTTAATACCAGCAATCTTTGCGATTGCATATGCGTCATTGGTGGGTTCTAAAGGACCTGTTAGCAGATACTCTTCTTTAATTGGTTGTGGACATTCCTTAGGATAGATGCAAGATGATCCAAGAAATAAAAGTTTTTTGACTCCAAATTTTCTAGCAGTGTGAATGATATTTGATTGAATCATCAAATTATCATAAATGAAATGTGCAGGAAAATCTCTATTAGCAAGAATACCACCTACCTTTGCAGCAGCAAGATAAACATATTCTGGTTGATTATTAGTAAAAAATCTTTCTACATCCTCTTGCCTACGAAGATCAAAATGACTTGAAGGTGTTGATAAAATTTTAGTATACCCCTTTCGATGGAGCATACGAACAATTGCTGATCCCACCATCCCAGTGTTACCAGCAACATAAACGCGACTACTACTGTCCATAAAGCACCATGTCCTCAACTAATTCTTTAAACGAAATTTTAGGTTCCCAACCTAATTTTTCTTTTGCCTTAGTGGCATCACCTAATAAAGTTTCAACTTCAGCAGGTCGAAAATATTTAGGATCAACTTTGATGACTGGTTTTTTAGTATTCCAGTCATAACCAACTTCATTCATACCTTCACCCATCCATTCAATCTTCATACCAAAGTAGGGTGCTGCCTCTTCAACAAAATCACGAACAGAATACTGAACACCAGTAGCGATGACGTAATCATCTGGTTTGTCTTGCTGAAGCATCAACCACATTGCTTCCACAAAATCCTTTGCGTGTCCCCAATCTCTTCTCGCATCAAGGTTTCCGAGAGATAATACATCTTGCTCCCCAACCGAAATGCGCGACAATCCTCTAGTAATTTTTCGGGTAACAAAAGTTTCTCCTCGTCTAGGACTCTCATGATTGAATAGAATGCCAGAACTTGCGTGTAGTCCATACGACTCTCTATAGTTCTTGACGATCCAGTATCCGTAGAGTTTAGCCACACCGTAAGGCGAACGTGGATAGAATGGAGTAGTTTCTCTTTGAGGAACTTCTTGAACCAGACCATATAACTCCGAAGTAGATGCTTGATAGATACGAACTTTGTCTTCCATACCCAGAAGACGTACTGCCTCAAGAATACGGAGAGTGCCAAGACCATCAGTATTACCAGTGTACTCAGGAGTTTCAAAAGAAACCTTTACATGACTCTGAGCACCAAGATTATAAATTTCATCAGGTTCAACTTTTTTGATGACGCCAATAATATTAGTGGCATCAGTCAAGTCTCCATAATGAAGATTGAGTTGATCATAAATGTGATCAATACGATGAGTATTAATCAGGGAAGAACGACGAACAATACCGTGAACTTCATATCCTTTCTCAAGAAGAAGTTCTGCCAAGTATGATCCATCTTGTCCTGTTATACCCGTTATTAACGCTACAGACATAAAAATTGTAATCTCAGTTCATTGTAAAGCAAAACCGCGTAGATGTCAATCACACCTCACAATTAGTAAAAGTGATTTTACCATTTCTGGTTGCCCAGATTGGATAATCTCTACCATATGTATTCCATATTTTTGCCTGCGCTGGTCCCACAGGAACTCCACTCAAACCAGCAGCATCCCAAATGGTTTCAAAAGTATGATCCTCATGGAAAGTAAAATCATCATATTGAGAATAGATCTTCAACATCAATGAAAGAATAGATTGATCGTGCCTATGATCATTAAAGATTTGATGGTTCTCAAATTCTGAAGGACTATCATCAAGATAACGTCCACCATCTTTGATGCAGAGTTCTTTCCACTTATCCACAATCTCAATCATAATAGGATTATGTTTCATCAAGAAGATACCTGAAATGATTTGTCTAGTAACCATATGACTATCATCTGGTCCAGCAATATGTCGGTAAGTGTCCATCTTAGTCCACTGAATCTCTGGAAGATTCAAACTAAAGAATACACCATTATTTTCAAGACACTCATTATAATACTGCTCCATCATTTTCATTCCATTCTTATTGAGTTCACAACCACTATCAACATAGAGAAGAACGTCACCTTCAGGAATGTTTCTTAATGCCTTACCAACAAAATATGGTTTACAGGCATAATACCCATAAAATTTATCAGGCATACCAACTCTAGGCATCATCATTTTCTTTGCATGATTTTCCCAAAAATCACCAGTCAAATCATCCTCAGAAAACTGTTGAATGCTTTTAAAGATACCAAAATTCTCTGCTTGTTTAATAATACGATTCTTTCCAAGAGAAAAGTTCTTATCGCCAAATAGTACTAAGTGTAGATTCATACAAAAAAGGATGGTCTTTCAACCATCCTACCATAGGTCTTGCCATGCACGCCACTTGTTCTTTTACAGGAAACAAGAAACCTGGCGGGAGTAACCCATCCGCACCACCTCATTTTAGGAATGAGGAAACCAAAGAGGGTCTAATGACTCCACCACCTAGTTTTAGAAACTAGGAAACTTCGGGATTGAAGGGGATCCTTCACCGACCAGGGCTAGTTTTGAGACGATACCGAGTCTTTTACATAACAAGGTACATCCTCTGGATCTAACCATTTAGGGTACTCATGGTCTTCAATAGCGAGGAGCATCTGATCTCCATTGTCAAATAGATAAATGTCAGAATACTTTTTAGTATATTCATTTGCTTTCTGCAAACGAAAATCTGGTTTACCATTCAGTTGAATGTAACCTCTCTGAACGAACCTATAAGGAAATCGTTCATGAATAACAATAGTTTTTGTTGAGGCAACAGACTTAGGATCTAGATCGTTCATGAATGTAAAATTTGAGTTGATTCCATATTATCAGATTGGAGTGCTGTCCAGATATCCTTTGTGACAATATTTGGATCGACATACCAATCTTCAAATGCGTGTCCACAATTTTTGACGTTTGATGCAACCAGTTGGTAGTTATTGCGTTGGAAGATATCGCGAGACTCTTCCATAACATCTACACTACCCTGATATGCATCTGTCTCAAAAGTAACAACAGAAAATCTATAAGATTTCAAATCAATTTTTTTCAAAGCAGCAAGAGATTGATATGAAGGATCAATATCTACTTGCAAATAGTCAATTTGATTTGATAAATTATTCTCTTCAAAAACCTTAGAATAGTTTACTTGAGTTGCATCAGTACAGATACACTTGTTCAACCTTTCACTATTATAAAAATTTGCTAAATCAGTATTAATTTCAAAAGAAACTCCAGACCAATTAAAAACACTTTCAAGAAGATAAGTGTTATTAATATTAATTGGATGTGCTCCACCTATTTCAACATAGGTTCCATTCTCTTTACCGTTTAGCATTGTAAGAACGAAAATATCCTGCAGTGCTTGAGAATAGTTTTGATCTACCCGTTCAACACCATTAAAGGATACTTTCAACTGACTAGAAATAAATTCTTGTCTGCTGACTGTTGAAAAGTCATCCATTCAACCAACCTCAACAATTTCAATGTCATTGTAAATGAGTTCCATCAACATTTCATAATCATCAAGTGGTTCTCCTGAAAATACCGCTCCAGATTTCTCATAAAATCTGCGTACCTTTTTGAAAAGTTTCGGATTCTTTACATCAAGGAAAATTTCTCCAGCGGCAGCAGCACGAAGAGTGCTAATGTCCTTCTTAAATTTTTCAGTCAGTGCCATTGTTGTGTTTGGTTTACCCTTACATTATAAGGTTTTGACATTATATAGTCAAGGTGCCAGAGGTTATACTGGCAGTTGAATGGCAGGTTCCTATCGCCGCTGCTTCTGAACCTACCAAAGGGAAGCACCGCAGTTGTTGCAAGAACAACATAGACACTATAACACTACTTGTGATGACTGTCAAATGGTGCCCAATGCTCCCAACCGTATTTGTGAACCAGGTGCATACCAATAATAGGCACAAAAACTAATGCAAGACTAAGTGTTCCAACTCCAAAAGGATTATTGAGTGTGGCAGCAGCAATGTGTGCTGCCTTGAGTGCGATGTGGGTCATACATATCCTCCCCAGATTTTCCAGTGATCTAAAAAGTAAAAGTTAATCTCACTTATAGTTCCGTGAGGTGCTTCTTGCCCCTCAGTTTCAGCCCACTTCTTACAAAATCTAGAAACATCAGGTGAACTCATTACATGATTTACGCCGTACATTCTAGAGAATGCACTCATAGCAAAATCATAACGTCCTTTAATGTGCTGTTCCATTTCCATCATAGTCATCACTCTCGTAATAAAAGTTTTCGCCCCTATAAATTCCAAAGGTTATGGTAAGGAGCACAAATGGAATTGATACCCAGAGTAAGACATGTGCTAAGGTCATTCAACATTACCTGGCGATAAGGATTGGAAAATCTTTGAGCAAACATCAATAGCACCAGGTGCCCCATACACTCCAGAGAAGATATATGAGATACCTAACTTAGAGCAATACTTCTCTAGTTCCTGACATTTTGTTATGTCACTAGTGCTATGATCGATGATAATATCACCTTCCTCAAGTAAAGGTAACAACTCATCAAGAGTATCTTCTGCCTTTTTTTCTGGAAGTGTAATCTGAAAAATACCAGGAATTCTTCCTGCACTAGTAAACTTCTTTCTATCAGATTTAACTGCTTGAACAAGATACTCTAGTGAAGTTACACATCCACTAAGGTGTCCTGCTTCATATTGTCCACAGGCATTCTCGTAGTTAGTACTACTGTAACCCCAGACTTCAATTCCCTTTGCAAGCATACGGCGAGCCATACCTTCACCAGTACGACCTAGACCAATCAATCCAACTTTCATAATTCTACAATGTAATTTTTAACCATGGGAAAAGGGGATCTATAACTCCGATGAGTCGAAGTAAACCCTCAGCAAAAAGTGCGAGAACAACCCAACCAACACACATACTGATAATTCCAGCATTACGATTATGCTTTCGTATTGCATCATCAATCATCTCCTGAACTTCTTTTTTAGTTGCAAAATGCTCTGGTATTATCTCAGGCATCCGATGAGACATTCTTTTTCATATCAAGTGGATCTGGTTGTCCTCCTACTATAGCACAAGCTCTCTTATAAAAAAAGTTCTCTGTTGTGCCGTTTTCCTCAAATGTTTCTTTGATGATTTTCCAGTTTTGAAATTCGTCGGGATGCATGGTAGAAAGAAAGTGTCTACAATACTATTTACAGTATCAAATTGCTACACTCATTAAAAATATGAGTATATTCTCACAATTTTTATCTGATATCAAAGTCCAATTTACGTATTTTACGTTGCTTTCTTTGTTCCTGAAAAGCAAGATCTTCGTGAGTAAGAATCGTTTCTTTCTTACTTGAATATGAGTTCAACATAACAACTTGACCTAAATCAACTGCCGAAATTTTATCTCCACGGACTGTTGTCATATTTGGACAACCACAACAAACCGTCTTAATTGGATGCCCAATCAACTCCTTACCACAGGAGCGGCACCTAACTTTTACATTATCCATTTTTCTATAATGTGATCCTTCCTTCAAAGAAGTCTTTCCGTACATATTTATATGGGCGAAGAGGGGATCGAACCCCCGACAACTTGAATGTAAATCAAGTGTTCTACCTCTGAACTATTCGCCCTTATCCTTATATTCTAACATAAACTCTACCGTATTGGCAACATCATTCATTGCTTCTCTAAGTTCTTCACGTTGTCCAGCATATTGTTCAACTTTAGTAACACCATTTTTAAATTCTTCACAAAGAGTCCATCTCCATTGACTCATACTTTTAGAGTACCAAAGATTAATTTTCATTAGAGTTTTTTCTACCTAAGATGTTATATATTGTCATTAGTTCACTTTCCAGTTCATCAATTCTATATCTAAGACCTTCAACTTCATCATATATGTTTGAGGTTTCAATCTTTTCATCTGGTTTGAATAGTGTTTTAATTGCTTTCTTGATTTTCTTTTTCATACCATTTCTGACAATTTTACTAGACTTCTTAATTCAAGACCATTGTCTTTCAGTTTTTCTTCACCTCCTTCTTCTCTGTCAATAACAGATACTACTCTATTTACAATATAACCAGAAGACCGTAATACATTCACTGCCTTAATAGAAGACCCACCAGTTGTAATCACATCCTCTAATACAGTAATTTCAGTCCCTAGTTCAGGTAATGGACCTTCTATCTGAGATGCAGTTCCATATCCTTTAGGTTCCTTTCTAATAATTAGTGCTGTCCCTCTCTTAACCATTGCAACACCGCTCACAAGAGGATCTGCACCTAGTGTCAGTCCTGCTACAACATCAGTATCAATATGCTCTAACATTGCATATGAGATAAGTTCCAAAGAACTTCCAGTAAGTATTACAGGTTTACAGTTAATATAATGCTCACTAGATTTACCTGAAGATAATGTAAAATTACCTTTTCTATAGTACTGTCTTAAAATTCTAATTAGTTCTTCTTTCATTTGATAGAGTTAGGTACAATGAGTTTTTTAATTTTCTGTTACTAGTAATCCATGTTTCCACCATAGCGGACGCAGGTCTTTTTGTTTTCTGCTGATGATCTACACCACTGCCTCACATACGCATCTGCATCTTTACTCATTGAGAAGTGTGCATGGTTGTGGAGCATCCCAATCATAATCAATACCCCAATAGACATCACGTTAAAATGTGTAGCAGGATGAGTGACAATCTTTACAATATAATTTATCATAAAAAAAGGGGATGCCGTCGCACCCCCAGTATAACATCTAGATGTTTATGTGTCTATATTAAAATCAGAAGTTGTACTTAACTCCTAACTTACCTGCATAACCACGATCAAGATCTTCGTCGCCTGAACCTACGAAGGATACTTCACCATATGCACCAAGTGCGTCTGTCAGTGCAAGACCCAGACCTGCCTTACCAGAAGGAACAGTGTCGCTGTCGCCACCATCGGGAGTCAGTACAGTAGCACCGCCCTGCACGTAGAATGAACCGGTGTCACTGAATGCACCTTCGTACCCTACGTGAACGTCCGTTCCAGCGCCATTGTACTCAGATCCAGTCCAACCAGCATTGGTTTCCACGTTGACGTAGGGACCTGCAAGGGCAGCGCCTGCGGATGTGAACAGAGCAGCAGTTGCTGCGAATACAGATTTAAACATTTTTGTTACCTTTAGTTACTTGCGGAATGGATACCCGCAGATGAATAGGGACTCGACTGTCCCGTGTTAAGTATTACCTTTTGTTACTTTAATTGTCTGAAAGACAAAAGGTTTATTATTTAGGTGTAAATACCTTTACGGGTTTTACACCAAGAGCGGAATACCAGAATCGAACTGGTGACGAAAGGTTGGAAACCTTTAGTTTTGCCTCTAAACTAATTCCGCAAGTGGTAGGGAATTACTTCCCTTACACATCCTTCACACGGATGAGAGTAGTATATGACAACCGTTGTAGATTGTCAAGCCTCTGACAGGACTTGAACCTGCGACCTGATCTTTACAAAAGACCTGCTCTACCAGCTGAGCTACGGAGGCAACTCCCCTTCCTGGGATCGAACCAGGGACCAAACGATTAACAGTCGTTCGCTCTACCGCTGAGCTAAAGAGGAATGTTTTTTTAACCAACATGGTTTGCAAAGAGGTGTCATCATTAATTGAGGACACTTATTTGCTGGAACCATCTTACCACAAGAACTGCATTTTGTCTCCCACATTTTCATTTTGCATCATACTCCTTCTTTGTTTTAAAATAGAGTTTATAGTATGGTTTTTTCATTTCATCAAGGATTTTCATATCCTCTTCAAATCCCATCCACTTACAAAGTTGATAAGACCCTTCTAACTCACTAATTAATCTTAATATATTAGCGGGGTGCCTATCAAGTCCCCCGAAATCATATTCTGACATAATGAAAAAAAGGACAACAGGCTCACCAGGAATCGAACCTGGGATAACCGCTTAGAAGGCGGTGGTTATATCCGCTTAACTATGAGCCCACAGGAAGGGATCACCCCTGCCAATGATAGTGGAAGAAGTTTCCTCTGGAATCGCACATTGGATCTTCTGCTACCACACGATATGGTAACATACTTTGACCTTTAAAACTTGTTCGATCACCAATCACCGAGTATGCATCAAGAAGATTTTGATTATCTTTTAATCGGTTGACAACACTTTGTTTTGCAGCAGGATTCCAATACAGAAATCCTTCATATTGTCCAGGAGCATAAACAACATCTGCTACTGTATTAGGATAATGCGGAGATCTAACTCGATTTAAAATTGAAACAGCAACACAAAACTCATCACGAGTATTGGGTGCTGCCTCTACCTGAACGGCACGGGCAAGATGATCATAATCAATGGCACTCAGTGCCAAAATAGTTTCTAAAATCATAATAGTATTCTACAGTATAATGAAAAAATTGTCAACGTATTCCAGAGTTCCAACAATTAGAATCCTCTTGAAAGTTTTCGGAACCTCCATGTATTTCTGCTACAGTGGTCCAGTTCTGAGTTGCAATCTCATACATCTTAGCATGAATATCTTTAGATTCGCAAGTTTTTTCTGATTTAAATTCTTGCTCTTCCCGTTTAATTTTGGTTTCCTGCTCCATATAATCTCTTTGATTCTCAGTCGGTAGTGGTGCAGAACCAAACCAAGGATCATCTTT